TGGTCAGGCATGCAAGCAGACGAGCTACAACACTCGCGGTGGCGTCTACTATGGTCAATTCGGTGGCGCACCGTTTCGCAAGAACTACGCCGGAATCGGCTTCACTTACGACGCAAAACGCGATGCGTTCATCCCACCCAAGCCTTACCCGTCTTGGGTGCTGAACGAAAACACCTGCTTGTGGAATGCCCCCATTCCGCGTCCTAGTGGCGGCAAGCCGTACACATGGGACGAGGTTGCGCAAGCCTGGGTCGAGGTGATCTGATGGCAAAGACCCCAGCTTGGCAGCGTAAGGAGGGCAAAGACCCGAAGGGCGGCCTCAACGCCAAGGGCCGCGCGTCGGCCAAGGCGCAGGGCATGGACCTGAAGCCGCCCGCGCCGAACCCCAAGACCGAGAAAGACGCCGCGCGTCGGAAGTCGTTCTGCGCGCGGATGGGCGGGATGCCGGGTCCGATGAAGGACGAGAAGGGCAAGCCCACACGCAAGGCGCTGGCCCTCAAAGCCTGGAACTGCTGATGTCCGCAATTCCCATCGTCGCAGGCATTTACTCGGACAACGGACCGGACATCCGCACCGCGTTTCCGGTGAACATGATGCCCGTGCCCAAGGGCTCAGGCGTGAGTCAGGAGTACCTGCGCCCGCACGATGGTGTGGTGCAGCTTGCGGCCGACGCTCCGGGCGCAGACCGTGGCGGCATCGAGTGGAACGGCGTCTGCTACCGGGTCATGGGCACCAAACTCGTCACGGTGTCTGCCTTGGGTGCGATTACTGTGCTGGGTGATGTGGGCGGCACAGGATACGTCACGTTCGACTATTCCTTCGACCGGCTGGCGATTGCCAGCGGCGGCAACCTGTTCTACTGGAACGGGTCAACGCTCACGCAGGTTACCGACCCCGACCTCGGCGTGGTGCTTGACGTCGTGTGGGTGGACGGCTACTTCATGACGACAGACGGCCAGTTCCTCGTCGTCACGGACCTGAGCAACCCGCTCAACGTCAACCCGCTCAAGTACGGGTCGTCTGAAATCAGCCCAGACCCGGTGGTGGCGCTGATCAAGCTGCGCAACGAGATTTACGCAGTCAACCGCAACACCATCGAGGTGTTTGACAACATCGGCGGCGAACTCTTCCCGTTCCAGCGCGTTGAGGGTGCGCAGATCATGCGTGGCGCAGTTGGAACGCACGCCTGCTGCGCCTTCGGGGATGAGGGCATCGCGTTCCTCGGCAACGGTCGCAACGAGTCACCCAGCATCTACCTCGGCGGCAACGCCAGTAGCGTTCCGCTTGCCACGCAGGACGTCGATCTGCTGCTGCAGACCTACACCGAGGCGCAGCTGGCGACGGTCAAGCTCGAGACCCGCATCGACCGGGCGCACAAGCTGCTGTACGTCCATCTGCCCGACCGCACGCTGGTCTACGACCACGCGGCCAGCCAGGCGCTGCAGATGCGCATCTGGTACACGCTGACTGCGGGCGTTGCTGGCTTCCAGCAGTACCAGGCGCAGAACTTGGTTTGGTGCTACGACCGCTGGCAGGTTGGCCATCCGAGCGAGCCGCGCGTCGGGTTCCTCGACCGCACCACAAGCTACCAGTGGGGCCAGAAAGCCCGCTGGGAGTTCGTCACGCCCATCGTCTACAACGAGTCGAAGGGCGCGATCTTCCACGAACTTGAACTCGTGGCGCTGCCTGGGCGTGTGACCATCGGCACGAATCCGACCATCTCAACCTCGTACTCGACCGATGGCATGTCGTGGAGCCAAGATCGCTTCATCGGTGCCGGCAACACAGGAGACACGAGAAAGCGCCTCGTCTGGTTCCAGCAGGGCCATATGGAGTCGATCCGCATGCAGCGCTTCAGGGGCGACTCGGATGCTCATGTATCGTTCCTGCGGCTGGAGGCGCGGCTTGAGCCGCTGAACGTCTGATGGCCGCCGCCCAGACTCCACCGCTGCGCCTGACGCGCGATCAACTCGCCTCGTTCCTGCAGGATCAGAAGCAGATCAAGGCGTTCGAGAACCTGTTCGCCATTGTCGAGGCTATCGCGCCCGACCTCGTGCAACAGGTGCTGATCGCGGCCGGAACCGCGCAGGCGTCTGCTACGCAGGCTCAGGATCAGGTGCAGGCGGCAGAGCAAGCGCTCGCCGCATCGCAGGCCGCGACGGATGCCAAGGCGTCGCTGGCGCTGCAGCAGATACCGGACGTCGAGCAGGCGCTCGCAACCATGCTCGCGGCGTGCGAGGCCAAGGCCACGCTGGCGCTGCAGCAGGTGCTTGCGCTCAAGCACATTGCAGACCTCGTGGAGACCGCACCGCCGCCACGGGAGCGCAAGCGCACGCGCTACGGGCAGTTTTGGGACACCACGACACAGACGGCGCTTGCTGCCAACACGGCCTACCCCGTCACGTTCAACAACTCGGACACGCTCAACAGCGGCGTGCGACTGCGCAGCCCGAGCACGAGCGAGGTGCAGGTTGACACCGAGGGGCTGTACAACTTCCAGATTTCGGTGCAACTTGACACGACCAGCGGTGGCACCGATCTGGTGTGGATCTGGTTCCGCAAGAACGGATTCGACATCGCGGACTCTGCGTGCCAGATTCAGATTCAGGGCAACAATGCCGAACTGCTGCAGTCGTTCAATCTGTTCGTGGACATGAAGGCGGGCGACTGGGTGGAGGTCATGTGGGCCACAGACGATACCGCCGCACAGCTTGCCTACTTCGCCTCGGCCGCATTCCACCCCGCCGTGCCGTCCATCATCCTGACCGTCTCGAACAACATCCGAGGTGAACTATGAGCGTCCTCGTCAAGCCACTCGTCCCCCCGCTGCAACTGCAGGCCTCGCAGACCACGCAGTACACCGCTACCAACGTGCGGGCCATCATCGACAAAGCGACCGTGACGAACACGGACACAGTGGCACGCACGTTCAGCGTGAACATCGTCACCAGTGGCGGGTCGGCTGGAAATGCCAACCTCGTCATCGACACGCGCACCGTGCAACCCGACGAGACGTACCTGTGCCCTGAACTGGTGGGCCAGGCGCTCGGGCCGGGGGATTTCATCTCGACTATCGCCTCGGCGGCTACTGCGCTGACGATGCGGGTGTCTGGACGCGAGATCACTTGAGGGGTATGATGCGAGTGCTGAGTTTCGAGCGGCCAGCGGCTCGCATCCTCGTTTCGGAGGAACGCGATGCTTAACTTTCTTCTCCCGATGGGGGCAGCGCTACTTGGTAGCGCCATGCAGTCCCGTGCGGCGGGCAAAGCCGCAGGTCAGCAGGCCGACGCCGCACAGGCGGGCATCGAGGAGCAGCGCCGGCAGTTTGACGAGATGCGCAAGCTGCTGGAGCCGTACGTCCAGGCCGGCCAGCCCGCGCTTCAGGGTATGCAGGCGATGCTCGGGCTCCAAGGCGCAGAGGCGCAGCAGCAGGCCATCGCGGGTGTTGAGCAGAGTCCCCTGCTCCAAGCCCTGACTCGCCAAGGCGAGGAGGCCATGCTACAGAACGCATCGGCCACGGGCGGCCTGCGAGGCGGGAACCTGCAGGGTGCGCTGGCCCAGTTCCGGCCGCAGATGCTGCAGCAGGCGCTTGATGAACAGTATCAGCGCCTCGGTGGCCTGACTTCGCTCGGGCAGCAGTCCGCTGCAGGCGTTGGGTCTGCCGGGATGCAGACGGGCCAGGCCGTCGCCGGTCTGCTTCAGCAGCAGGGCGCAGCCCGCGCTGGTGGCACGCTCGGCCGCGCAGCACCGTTCGCCAACCTGCTCCAGATGCCCATGCAGATGTACGGCATGGGTGTGGGGAGCGGGAAGATTCCGTTTCCGTCGTTTGGGGGTGCGCAGGCTGCGTTCTCGCAGACCGGACTCGGCTCGTCTGGGTTCGGCACCGGACTGGCCTACGGCAATCAGGACATCGGCCAGTTCGTCAGCGACCGCCGCCTGAAGACCGACATCACGCGCCTGTCCACGCGCTCCGATGGCCTCGGCGTCTACCAGTTCCGCTACGTCTGGGGCGGCCCGCTGCACATCGGCCTGATGGCGCAGGAGGTCCAGCCGCTGTACCCGGACGCCGTGCTGCATCGCGACGGATACCTCATGGTCGATTACGGCCGCGTTCCCGGAGGCTGACGACATGGCACTCGGCCCGATCAACTACCAGATGCAGGTGGCCACGCCGTTTGAGAGCGTGTTGCAGGGGATGACTGCTGGCGCGAAACTGGCGGACATTGAGGCGGCGCGGGCGCAGCAGATGGCGCAGACTGAGGCGATGCGGCAGAGGGCCGCGCTAGAGCAGCAGGCTGCGCAACGTGCGGCGGCAAACGAGGCCGAACTACAGCAACTTCAGGCGGTGCCGTTCGAGCAGATGTCGAGGCAGCAGCAACTGCGGCTGATGCAACTGAGCAACAGCGAAGCCACCCGCGCGTTCATCTCTCGACAGATTGAGCAGGTGCCGGCCGCTATTCGTACCAACCGGGCACGCAGTTACGGCGGCATCGTCAACGCACTCGTTCTCAACCCCGAGATCGGCGTCAAGCGTCTGCGTGAACTGGCCGAGGGTGAACCAGACGCCGCAGAAAAGAAGGCGCTTGAGACCGCTGCGCAGATCGCCGCAATGGACCCTTTCGCCGCCGCTCGTACCCTGCACGGCATGATGGACATGATCGGCGGCGACGAGACGCGCAAGATTGCCGACGCCGTGGTCAACAACCTTGAGCGAGTCGGCAAGCCCCTGTATCCCAAGGAGCCGGGTAAGCCGGTGGTGGTCGGTGGTTCGGTGTTCATGCCCGACACGCGGGAGTTCTTGCAGCCGCCCCGACAGTCGCAACTTCTCCCCCCTGACGAAGAAGCGCAGAAGGTGCGCATCGCCGCAGCAGGCAGGGCTCCGCGTGAGGAAAAAGACGACCCGCGCAAAGTCGTCGCGCTCCGGGAAACGGACGCCGCGGGCAACGTCACGCTGCTCAACAAGTTCGGCGAGGTCATCACGCCCACTGCACCTGTGCGCGGCAAGCCGAGCGCCGCGTTTGAGAAGACGACCGCACAGCGCAAGCAACTCGCCGTTGACATCGACCGCACCATTGGTGAACTCGAAGAAGTCACAAAGCGGGGCGGCTTGATCGACCAGGCTACCGGCAGTGGCATCGGCCGCGCCATTGATGTTGGCGCTGGTTTTTTCGGTCAGGCCACCCCCGGCGCAATCGCCATCGGCAGGCTGCAACCGATCGCCGATATGGTGCTCAAGATGGTACCTCGGTTCGAGGGGCCTCAGTCGGACAAAGACACGCGCTCTTACAAGGAGGCTGCAGGTCAACTCTCCGACGCCACGCTGCCGAACGAGATTCGCAAGCAGGCCGCGCTGGAGATTGTGCGGCTGATGAAGGCGCGCAAGAGCCAATTCGCAACTGCGGAAATGGCCGCGGAGGGCGTCGGCGCCGCGCCTGCACCTGCCGGCGGCGTGGACATGAACAATCCTCTGCTCAGGCCGAGGTAAGCCACCATGCCGTCGCTGCTGGAAATTCTCAAAGACCCGAACTACACCTCGGCCAACGAGGAGACGAAGCGGGCTATCTTCGAGCGTTGGGCGCCGCAGGACACCAACTACACGAGCGCCAATGCCGAGACTCAGGCTGCCATTCGTCAGCGGTTTGGCGTCGCTGCTCCAGCGGCTCCAGCACAGCCTGTCA